ATAGAATGAGAAATTAGGCTGTGCTGTTTGGTCACTCTCAAATGTCCATATGATTGGATTGCATGCCGGTGTATATGTATCCGGCTCTTGTAATATAGTTACCGCCATGTCTTTGTGTTTTTTTCCCAGGCTACCTCCAAGGTCATCCCCATCAAGGTGCTGAGATCGTTACTCATTCGTTTCAATGTTTCAGGTGTGATTGTATCATCCAGGATCTTGCGAGGCTTCAATCCGTATTTGTTCTTTGTCACATACGCGCTGGCATATGCCCTCTGTGGTGTGTAGCCTTTCCAGCTCTGCAATGCTTTGATGTGGGCAGGTGCAACAGTTGCTTTTTTAAAGCTATACGGTGATTCAAATCTCTTGCCGGTGACAGGATTCACCCCCTCATCCATAAACTTGAAATAGAAATCTGCCTCCAGCTTAACTACATTCTTGCCATCAGGCAGAGCAGCAATGGATGACGCAAGCCCTCCTGTATTGCTTGCCTTGTTTAGAACAGCCTGCCTCAGGTCCATGGTGAGCTGCTTGGCCAATTCCAGCAGCATCTCCTCATATGCATTGGCTGGCTTGGCAAGGTCACTCTTGCTGATTCCTAAGGTGTTCAAATAATCAAACTTATCTGCCATATTTCGCCTGCATTTGTTGCTGCCGTTCTCTATCCCTTATGTATTCCTGTTCATCACGGATCTTAAGATAGTTCATCCAAAACATGCTCTCTATGTACGGCTGCCGCGTAATCTGGTCAATAGACCTGCCAAGCTCCTTAGCCAACCGGAGGATGATTCCTGTCCAGGTAAACCACTCGCTGTCTGTTGGACCGCTTTCATTATCTTCATCCTCTGCGCCTCCATCCTCACTACCTGTAGAGCCAAAATAGCGTTTCTCCTGCTCTCTGACTCGCGCAAAAAAAAACCAAAGAAATTCAGAAATTCATCACCTGGAAACCGATCCTTGAATAGTGCCTCCCTCTTTTCATTGGGATTGAGCACCACACCCCTATCATCCTTTTGGCAGTATTCCATGCCCTCCTCCACATAGCAAATGGCCAATGCTCTATGTGGCTCCTCAGGTACCCGCTCAATCAACTTCATGTCAATCATCTGCCCTGTTGATATCTTGCTGAAATCCTTTTCATACACATATGCCTGCCCATCAATCACCACTCTGCCAACAGGATCCACCATCTGATGGTCACTAATCATGTTCAGCAGCCTATAGCTTAGCCTTACCACATCATCCACGGCTGCCCTTTTGATTTCATTGACCTTCAATCCGGTGAATACACTCACCACCTGCACATGGAAATCAAGCATACCACTCAGATTCTGTTGGGCCTCTTGCCACAATGGTGCCATGTGTAGCCACTTGGTTACCATCATTGGACTGCACTCTCTGATATGCCTAGGATATTTTACCTCAATTACATTCATACTCTCATCACTTTGTATACTCCTCTCCTGCTGTATGCTTTCCTGCAATGCCATGCCAATGCCAGGCTTATCACCCCATCATCATGCAAGCCATCAGGTGCGCTGTACTTTACCTGCCTTGTTGCTGGATTGTAAATATAGGTAAATGCCTCCAATTCATCAAGCAGCCAGCGCTCATTATGCACCCTCAGCTCTGCCTGTTCGAATGACACTGCCAGGTCCTCAATCAATTGTGGCTTGCTCTTGGCTGATGTCACCCATGGCTCCACCATGTTCCGGCATGACTTCGCCAGCATCTCATAGAATACATCTCCCTGGTTATTGACCTCTACCAATGTGAGAGCATTGTGCAGCTTAATCTTGGCTGTAACCTGGTCAATGATTTGGCTCCACTCCATATGCCTCCACCTGTACACCGCCACCATGTGCCCATCACTGTTGATGACAGATAGCACAGTGTAGTCATCTGCCCTACCTATATCCAGCCCGGCATACATCTTGGCTGTTGGCTGCCCTGTGCCAATGCAGGCTGATATGTTGCGGAATAGGCCGGATGCGTTATCCACGAATTCAGCCATATACTCTTGCCTAAAGATATGATCAGGCAGTGACCGCTTGCGCTCCTCAAGATCCTGGCTATCAATCAGCGGATTGTCATAGCTAGTGAATTGAAAGTATTTGTATCTCTCATCATAGTTGTGCTGTAGGGCCAGCCTGTAAAAGTGATTCCTTCCCTTTGGTGTTGAAATGAACAGCACCTTTTTGCCACGCACCAACACAGTTGCACTCAGCACCTCATCCCATAGCTCTGACCTGGTAAATGCCATCTCATCAATGATAAGGTAATCAAATGTGTTACCACGGATGTTATCCGGTTTCTCCCCTGAATAGAATGTGATGGTGCTGCCAAACCCTTTGATCCATAGATCTGACCTGTGGAATTCAAATAGCCCCGATGCCCTGGTGACTCGCTCCATCTCATCAAAGACCTTTTTGCTCTGCTTGTAAACAGGTGTTACCCAGGCAATGTTACACCCCTTATCATTGATGGCCCACCATAGCATCTGATTAATCCCCAGCAATGTCTTACCAAACTGCCTACCTATGTTCAGCACATAGTACTTGTATGGTCCATGGTTAATGGAATCATGTATCAGCCTTTGATTGGCATGGGGCTTATATCCTTTGACTACCTTCATAACATTACAAAGGGCAGCCTGCGCCACCCTTATACCTAACCACTACTGAAATCATATTATGTCAACCATGGCAAATATACAAAATTATTCGAAATCAAAACGCTCTACATTCTTGGTTTCAACCTGCTGCCTGTCATGCATGCCCAGCTTGTTCTTGGCATAGAATATCCCTTTCCCCTCATTGCCCACAATATCCCTGGCAAGGCTGTCGAATTCATCATTAATAGTTTTTATAGTGAGACTTTTTGGCCCCTCTTCATTCAGCCACCTGTACCATGTTCTGCGATTAATCAACTCCATGCCTTCACGCATTGGCACCCATATCCTCAAAAAGTAATCAATGGTAGGTATATGCCTATCTGGTACTTGCACCACCTTGCCACTCCCAGCTACATGTGGTTTTGTATGGTTAATACATTCCTGGATATACTCCCATCCGTATGCCTCCAATTTATCAATGGTATCCTGTCCTTTCGCCATAACTAAGAATTTAGTTCTTTTAAGGTATTATTATTATTATTATTATTATTATTCTTAATGAATTGAGCAGAGCATACAGCTACCCTCTGATTGGCAGGAAACTCCTCATTCATTTTTGGATCACTTAGGCAGCGTTTCATGAAATCAGCCTCTGATTCATTGGACTTCGGTTTAGGTATTGGCATTTGGTATATAATTAAGTAGCCACACTCTTGGGCTCAGTTGTTCTCTATGTGTACATGTCCAATCATTGAATGCCTGGTCAAAATCAGCCATCTGTAATTTATGAGTATGGAATTCATCCACCTCAATATCAAGGCCTGTCAGTATTATTATGTTTTTCTGTGCTGCTCTCTTCATGCCATCACATGCCTTATAGAAATCATGGCAATTGTCCAGCACTGCAAATGCACATACTGTATCCACTTCGATACCCTCAATGTCCTCAATCTTGCACTTCATTACATCAAGGCCCTCAATGGGGAATGCATCAAGGCCAATGTATGTAGTGCCAGGTCTGAGCAAGGTCTTTATATGTTGACTGCCACATCCGACATCCAGCACTGAATCACCATAACCACATTTCTCAATATGGCTCCTGTAGTTCCGCACCGCTGGTGTCGTATGTATATTGTCATCATTATGACCATTGGCTTGCCTTCTGGCAATCAGGTTAATTGTGGCCAGCTGCCATCTTGCGGATGATACCTTCATGGTGTTGTAACATTAGTTTTCTATCATTTAAATTCAGAGCAATTGCCTCAGGTGATTTGCGCCTTACCTTAGACATATCACCCTCATTGTACATGTAGTTCCATGTGGGAATAGGATTGTACTCAAACACATTGCCCTCATTCTCATATACCCTCAGCCAAAAATCCCAAAAGGCCATGTTGTTGCGCTCCAAATCAAAAGGCCCATATTTGTCAATCATGCGTTTGCTAATCATTGAGCAGTCAGATACAAAGTTATTCCTTAGGTGCTCCTGCACATCATATGGCTTGAATAACTGCACCCTCAATCTATTGGCACGAATCACATTAAATGCGGAATAGCATATCTGTTTTTTGGATGCAATCAGGGCATTGACTTCTGTCTTTACCTTATGTGGCTCTGCGAAATCATTACCAGATGCCCAACAGAAATAATCACAATCAAGCAATGGCAATGCATTATTGATTTGCTGGAATGACCCCTTAGGTGACTTACCCACATGTTCAGCCTTAGGCAATACAGCGAATTGTACATTTTGCAGGTAACTTAATGAGCTATCCCCTTCCACTGTGCTCACTATAACCTGATGGCATTGTTTCTTGTATGAATCAATGGCACGCAATAGCACCTTTGGATCCTCATT